CCTCGTGATTCAGCATCAGCTCATGCTCACGGTCGCGGATTATGTGCTTTGCAAGCATCCATGGGCGCGACGGCAATACAATCGCTTGATCAATCGCGTGTACAAGTTCCTCAACGACGCGGAGAAAACGATTGACGACAGCGCCGGGAAGGTGTAAGATAATAGTATGAGTGCAGGACAGCCCACGCCATATAACAAGAAGATGCCGAAGATAGCTTTCAGCTTCGCGGCTCTTCATTTCACCGAATCGGAAATTGCCGAGAAGATGGGAATCTCTCAAGCGACTTTGACTAATTGGAAAAAGAAGCATCCCGAATTCTTAGCATCCATTGAAGCAGGCAAGAAAGCGGTTGACGATACTGCGGAAAGATCACTTTATTCACTGGTTACCGGATTCGAACGAGAAGTCGAGCGGCTAACGAAAGACGGCGTAATCGTCACCGTGACCGAGTACTACCCCCCGCAGGTTCGCGCGTGCGAGTTCTGGCTCATGAACCGACGGCGCAAAGACTGGACGAATCGGCAGGAGATAGTCAACACCAATCTCAACGTCGAAGTGCCCGTGAGCGACGAAGCGAAGGCGAAGATCAAAGAGAACATGCAGGCGATGTTCCCGGGGTTGAAGATTGCGTAAAAAAATAATTGATGAAGTTGAACTCGAAAAAATTGTAATCGTTTGTCCCGAATGTGAGATTGAGAAGGCGATGGATGGGAAAGAATGCAACACATAGAACGTACTTTGTTTTGCGATATTTGCGGGAAGTCCGTACAAGAACGAAACTATCAAGCTTTACAGTTTATAGTAAGTGAGGGCAACCGTGCGGAAAATAAAAGGAAGGTCTATCAAGATTTGTGTCCCGAGTGCAAAGTTGATCTCGATAGATTTATCGATAACATCGATGAGTTTATGCCGAAAAATACTTTTCACGTCAAAGATGAGTACGGTGATTGATCGCCTTCGATGAACTAAACGCGACTATCCGCGAGCAGTCGCTCGTCACCTGGCTCGCGTGGAACCATCACCGCACGAACAAAGGCGAGTCGATAGATTTCGTTCACTTCCCCTTCCTTCGACAGATTTTCCTTGACCCCGCTGATTACATGGTGCTTTGCAAATGCTCGCAGGTCGCAGGCACCGAGTATCTCAACTGTTTCACCTATTCGGAGCTCATCAAAGGCCGATCGGTATTCTACGTGTTCCCCACGTCGAAGCTTGTCTATCGATTCGTCAACAACAGATTCTCGACCTCGTACAACTATTCCGCGTATTACCAACGACAGCAGAAAGAGCTCGACATAGGACAAAAGACGCGCAGCATGGCGATGTTCAAGCTCGGCAAGGGGACTGTCATCTTCGTGAGTGCTTTCACGGCAGTGAGCTTCATAGAGTTTCCCGCCGATACCATGATCGTGGACGAGCTCGACCGATGCGTCATCGATAACGTAAACAAAGGGCTCTCTCGTCTGTCTGCGAGTAAGCATAAAATAATCAAGAAGATTTCGAACCCTACGATCGAGTCATACGGCATCGATGAGGAGTACGCGAAAACCAATATGAACGAATGGTTCATCCGGTGCGACTGTGGAAATGAGTTCACACCCGATTTTTTCCGCCATGTGGTGCGAGACGTAGGCGAGGGAAACTTTCTCATCCGTGACAAAGACTACGAGGAGCACGCGGGAACGGACATTCGCTTGATCTGCGATAAATGCGAACAGCCGGTCAATCGCTACAGCGAAGGCCGATGGATACAACAACACCCGCAGGAAGAGAAAGCAGGATATCGCATCAGTAAGCTCTATGCTTCAACCGACAAGATCGAGGAGCTCGTTGATCGATTCTCCGATGGGCTCACGAACGACAACAAGCTTCAGGATTTCTACAACTTCGACCTCGGGCTCGCGTTCACAGCCGCAGGCGCAAAGATCACGGAGCTCATGCTCGATCAATGTATCGCTCCCTACTCTATGCCGAAAGGGCTTGCCGACGGACTTTGCGTTGCTGGTATCGATGTAAACTACCCGCTATTCAACATCGTGATTCTCCGCGTCACGAATGAAGATAAACTTCGCGCGGTGTACATCGACACGATACGCGACTACAAGAGCCTGAAGCTGCTTCTCCGTGAGTTCAAAGTCCGATGCGGTGTGATCGACGCGGGCCCGGAGCGTAGAATCAGCGCGATGCTGTGCGCTCGTATCCCAGGTATGTTCCGATGCGACTACACGACAGGTATCGTCAAGGACAAGATCGACCTACAGCTCCACCGACTCACGACCAATAGGACTATGGCGCTCGATAACGTGAAAGAGGCGGTGCTCATGAAGCGGATCGAGCTTCCCGGTAACGCGCGGTCAATCGAGGGATTCTATGACCAGATGACGGCTTCGACGCGTGTCTATGATCCCAAGGCGCGACATGGCGAAGGCGACTATCGATGGATCGAAGGCTCGAAGGCCGATCACTATATGCATTCGATGGCTTACGCGCTGGTGGCGAAAAAATTGCTTGCTATGCTGGCTAAATAGTAGTACAATAGACCGAACAAGGAGGCCTCATGCCCCAACTCGTAGACACACACGGAAACCCGATAAGCTCCACAGTACACAAGGCGGAAATGGCTGTCAGTGCCGACATGCTCGTCAACCCGCAGATTCAAGCGCACTACCTCAACAACGCAGAAGACAACCGACGCGGATACAATATCTATTACTTCAGCGAGCTTCAGGGTATCGCAGGCCATGGCAAAGACGGGCACATGCTCACGGGCACGGTCGAGCGGCCGCTCTTCGGACTCAGCATCGAGGATAGGCTCGATATCTTCAAGCGCTGCGATATCGTGTTCGGAATCGTGACAAGCCGGATGAATAAGATCAGCTCACTCGAATGGCAGATCGAGAAAAAAAGCAAGATCGAGGATAGGATCGTTGACGGACTTAATCGTAACTATCAGATTTTCAAGGAATACGCGGGCTCGATGAATATCAAAGACGCTGTCATACGGATGCGAATGTTTCAGGCGGCACAACGAGAGCTACCCGATCTGAAGCTTGACATGAGCAACTTTCAGACCGCGCTTCTTAGGTGGCGCAAGGATATCAAGCGCGAGTCATCGGACAAATGCGAGGAGATTCAAGACTGGCTCAATGAACCGAATATCGAGGACACATTCTCGAACTTCGTCAAGAAATGGGTATTCGATCTTATGATTCACGGAGCTTGGTCGATGTACAAAGAGTTCGTGACTGGACAGCTCGAGAACTTGTACGGTCTGCCCGGCGGATCGGTAGTGCCGCTCAAGGGTAAATATGTAGGCGGAGGCCGGGCTTATTTGCAGATGATACAGGGTATGAACGGGAAAATCTATTTCGAAGACGAAATCAGCTATTGCAACTACATCCCATCAACCGGCATGAGCTATGGACACGTGCCGCTCGAAGCACTCGTGAACAAGATCGCGGAATCGCTGCTCTTCGATCAGCTTTGCGCCGAACGTGCCGACGGGACGAAACCGCCTGACAAAGCGGTAATATTTGGCGGAAAGCTGCCATTCGGCGAGTTCACGACCGAGGAACAATACAGCGTCCCGATACCCGCAGAGGAACAGAAACGAATCGAGACCAGTTTGAACGAACCGCGCAAGAACGCGATCCGCACGCTCACGGGAACAGGCACTCCGCTTGTACTCGATCTATCGAAAGCCGATACGTTCCAGGGACAAGAGGAACGACAGGAGCTCATCCTGAAACATGCGGCGCTCGTGTTCAATACGACCAACGACGAGGTTAATCTCACGGGGTCGGATAACACTTCCGGGCGGTCTACGAGCGAGAGCCAAGAGCGCATGGACAGAGAGAAGGGGATCTACCCAGTGATTCAGATTATCGAGGGTACTTTGAACACGGAAATCCTACCGCTTCGATACGGACATAATTTCAAGTTCTCGTTCAAGAGCGGGCTCAGCGATCAAGAGCGGCTCGACATCGAGACTAAGAAGATCGAATCGCAGTCGTATTCAATCAACGAGGTGCGGCTCGAACGCGGCGACCAGCCGTTCCCCGGCGAGCAGTTCGACCTACCGAACGGGCAGACGAAGCAAAGTCCTGATGGCAGTGAGAAGAATCCGATGAACGTGAAGGGTCTCGGTGTCTGAACTCCGCGATCTTCCCATCAATCAAGCCGAACTATCGCCGCTTCTCGGCAGCCTCGGTGCCGATCTCGGGGTGTTCTATCGCGCACTCGTGGAGCAGGTCGAGGAGACGCTCGCGACAGCTCAGCGCGAAGGATGGGACTCGGAGCGATTCATCACCGCGATCAGCTCGCTGCTCGAACCGGAAGCGGATAGCGAGGTCGAGAAAAGCCTTGACGACACGCTCCGCACGAAACGCATAGGCAACGTCGGCGGACTTGCCATATGGTTCGTGAACGGCCACTATATCCGCGATAACATCTACATCGATTTCACGGAAGGCGGGAACCATGAGCGATACGACTGGATACCGGACGGAGAGATATGGATCGACGAGGAAGTGAAACCCGAGGAAGTGACGGCAACTATCTTCCACGAGTTTACGGAACAAAAGGTTATGCGTGAAAAGGGATGGGATTACGATCATGCCCACGATTTCGCGTCAGGATTGGAGATAGCCATGAGACAAGACGACGAGCTCAAGACGAGATTCGAGAAGCTGATCCGATTGGAGCCGGTGCTCAAGAGCGCGGTTGATATCAAGGTTCAGAAAGCAACATCGAACTGGAAGAAGTTTTAAAGGAGTAACGATATGCCGAAATGTACGCCACGAGGCGGAGAAAAACAGAACGAGTTTGTAAGCCGATGCATCAAGACCGCACGAGATGACGGCAAAGAACAGGATGAAGCTGTCGGTATGTGTGAGGGGATATGGAATAATGCGAAGAAATCTATGGTCAATATGAAGATAACGAAAGCGGCTGGACTGCTCGCGAAAGTGTGCAAGGCGCTCCACATTGGCTCGTAAAGTCTATCTCGACCCGATCCGTAAGCGCACAGGATGGCAAGGTGACAAGCTCGCCGGCCTCATGAATCGCATCATAGCCGTGAACCAGGAGAAAGCGTTCACCGCGATAGGGCGACTCAGGGCGGATCAGTTCGAGAAACAGAACGTCAAGGCGGCGTTCAAGTTGCCCGATCTGTCGGAAGTGTTGCCGAAACGGTCGGTATTCGCGCGTAAAGCCGCGATTCGAGGGCGCATCATCACCGACAATCTACGCGATTCGCTTACACGGGATCTCCGGGCTACGCTTGCCGAATGCGGATGGACAGGCGCAAAGGGCAAGATGAATCCGGAGTTGATCGACGCTTTCAGGGCTCGCATCTCGCAGAGCTTCGAAGACTACACGAAACGCGATCCGCGATACGGTATGCCCTCGAATATCAGAAACACAGCGGTTACCGAGATAGGCGCGACTATCAACGATGTGAAGAAAACATACCACGACCGGATCATGCAAGCTAACCCGGGTATCAAAGCATACAAGACGTGGTATCATTCAGGCGATAGGAAGCGAACCAAGGTGCCCCGTCGTGGACATCAGCAGATGAACGGCGTTCGCGTCGAAGCATCGGCGTCGTTCCAGGTGCCACTCTACGACGACAAAGGGCGATACGTGCGCACCGACTCTATGGATAGGCCGCATGACGAGAGGGCGGCACTCGATCAGGTGATCGGATGCATG